CCGCTAGTCAAGTTTATGCCAATGCTGTGAGTGGGATGGCTAAGTTCAAAGAGTACAAGTTTGATTTTTCACCCACCGCCCTTTACAACATACCAATAGATAAACAACGTGCCGCTGGACATATAAATGTTAGACCCAGAGTCGTGTTGAAGGACAAGCTCAATAACATAAAATATGTTGTAAATCCGAATGGTACTAAGGGAGACCAACAGTATGCTGCCATTACTTATTTATCCGATTGCATTCGTGCCATTGAAGAGTATCTGGTTGAGTACCCAACGTTGAGACCCACATGGTTATTACCCGTCCCTATAGCTAAGACTGCCGTTAAGATAGAAGGCAAGCTGGGGAGTGATGAAATCAATTTTGATCCTAACGATTTTGATAAGGACAAGGTCAGGATATTCTTCATTGTCAACATGCTGCAATATCTTATCTCATATGTTTTGTTCAGCGGCATGCATACCACCACCGGAAATACCGGAGCAAATTTTATTGGTTTTCCGTGGGCCTATGGTGGATGGAAAGATTTTAAAGAATATTTCAATTTCGATGATGATGAAGAAAGTTGGTGGTGTTCTGGTGATATAAAGCAAAAAGACCAAAGTATGAGCTATGCTACCTTAGTTCAGTATTGTTCATACATTCTCAGATATGTACCAGAGAATCATCCTAAGAGAGCCCTAATTGAGACTTTGCTTATATGGTGCACTACACATACAGCCAGTCATGTTGTAAAATGGATGGAGCATTTGTTCCGAGGTATTGTTGCTATGTTGTTCAGTGGAGATTTCAATACCAGCGATGCTAACACTAAGGATATGATCGGGATGTGGTTCCATTATATTTTTTACACCTATAGGGATGATCCTTTCATGTTGCGTGTTGCTCTGACCTCTATGAATCTTAAATTCGCCGCGCAGGGAGATGATTATTTTATACGTATACCTAAGAGTTTTACAAAATTGTCCGGACCAGGGTTTGCTGCTTTTGTGGAGAAATATCATAAAAATGTAGTTAAGCCTGGGAGTCAAATAAATACAGAATCACCGTACACCAATTTCGATGAGGATGATCAGATTAAACCTGGAGCCGCTGGTGGGAGTCGTCACAGGTTTTTAATGCGATACTTTACTAGAGATGGACCAAAGAGACCCACCGCAGTTTATCATCGGAAGGTTACCCTTTTCAAGCCGGGAATGACACCCGAGAAGTTTTGTCATAAGTTGATTGGATTAGCTTACGATACCATGGGTACTAATCCCACCGCATTTAATTTTTTGCGTGAATTGTATAGCGGGGTAGTTCGTGCCCAGCAAGTCACAGCCCAGCGTCTTATGAATTCCTGGGGAGACTCTCAAACCGATGTTGCCAGATCCATGAGGTATAAGTGGGGTGTTGACTTGAACGTTAGACACTTTGTTTTGTTCCCCTCATTTGAGAGCGTTAGATCCTTATTCTTTGACTATGATAAGGATGGGTCGAAATATAAAATTCGGGAACCTAGACCCACCGATTGGAAGTTTTAAAAAAAAAAAAAAAAAA